AGAGATTCTAATAATTTATCTAATACTATACCTTTACTAATGTAGTTTTGATTTGTTAAAATATCTTCTTCTTTAGCAGTCATGTATTTCATTTCTACTTTACCGCTGCGAAGAGGATGACCTTGAGGATATACTAATCCTTTAGATGGTAATTCAACTATTTCGGTTGGGAAATTTAATTCGGCCATAATTTTTATTTAATGTAACTTTGTTGATTATAAATATTATAAAGGAAAGTTCTTTAATTGGATTCTTTATCCTTTTATAACTTGTTTTGAACCTTGAGTTCCTTTTAATCTAGCTTCTAGTTTATCTAATCGAGAATCGAGTTGTCGATAAACTTCTTGGAATTGTTGATCTGTGTCTCGATGCACGTCATCCACCCTACGATAAACATCAGTAAACTGGGTGTCGCATCCTCTTGCTTGTTCTTTTAATGAATTTATTGTTTTAATTACAATAAATGCGGCTATAACCTCGGCTACTACCAAGACTACAACCATACCTAATACAAAATAAAATGTTGTCATATTTTTTTTAATTTAAATTATTGAATATGTTAAAGAACTTTCCCTATAATAGGCATATAATATAAAAAAAGAGCTTGGGGTTGCCAAGCTCTTCTTGAAAAATATGTAAGCGTTTTTTAGAAGTTCAATACACAGTAATCCATTCCTACTGTTAAAGTAATATTTTGAACTGAGGTATCGTTATCAAAGTTATAATCACCAAAATTAGCACTTTTAATAAATGCTCCTTTAATAATCCATTCCGACACAATATCACCTACAGGTCCTATAATGTCTAATGTTAAATCTTTTTTATAAAAATCAGAATATCCATCTCTACCTGTCACTGATTCGTGGTGTAAACGTACCCATTCCATTACAGCTTGTGCTCCTGATGGGGTAATAGGATCAAATAAGGTCATTTGAATATCACCCCACTTAAGTTTTCCTTTAATCTTACGATAAACATTAATGTGGTTTAATACTAGTTCACCTTGTTCAAAGTTAACGCCGTTTACGGCTTTTATAATATAGGCAGGAATACCGTCTATATACATTAAAAAGCGGTTTTGAACCTTAGGTTCAAAGGATGTGAAAAATATTTCGTTAGGGTTTAATACTGCCATGTTATTTTATTTTATTATAAATATTCCGTTTTTAAAAATTTACGCAGGGAATGTAGCACCTGTTGGGGTAATATTGAAATCGAGGTAAATAAATTCAGCGGTTTTGGTTGGTTGTAGATAAATAGCACCCATTAACATATTTCTATCTACTACATCAGGTGTATTATTTGTGTCATCCATTACTACTTTAAACGCGTATAAACCTTGACGTTGTTGTACTGATTCTAGATATGGGTTAACTTGACTTAAGAATTGATTTCTTGTTGCAATTGTGTTTTGTTCAAATACTAAATTTAAGGATACTTGAGAAATATAAGACTTGAGAGCAATTAACAATCTACGAACATTTACACGATCAAGAGCAGATGCTTTGGTTTGTAATGTTTTTTGTCCGTATACTACAACACCTGTTCCAGGGAATGTTGCGATTGGATTTACTTTAGCTGAGTATAATATATCTCGGTCTGTTTGAGATAATTTGCGTTCTGCTCTAATTACATTACCTAGACCACCTCTATTAATACCTGCGGGTGCAAACCAAGGTTCACTGACACTATCGTTATAGGCATATACACTACCAATCATAGTTGAGGCAGGGACCCAAACATTTTGTCCTAAATCAGGATCTACTGTTTGAACCCAAGGCCAATATGAAGCAGCATATGAAGTATTTCTAGAAGCTGCTTGAGTTATTGTGGCGGTTGTAGTTTGATTATATCTAACTAAATCAAGCACATAGATATAATCTCCTCTATTTTGAGTATTAGATATAATACTTGTTACTTGAGAAGTATAATCAGCATTATATAAACCAGGAGTTAATAATACATTAAATTTATAATCATCTTGATTAGATAATAAGTTAATCATATCAGTATAATCACTCCCAGTTAGGCCTTGAGTATTAGAACTAGATATATTTTCATAAAAATTAGAGCTTGTAGCAATACTTCCTACAGATCCAGCAAATGAACCACTAGCCGCTAGTGGAATAGAAGCAGTAAATTGTGCTTTTGCTATTCCATTATTATCAAAATAATTTGGAGTAGGATTATTAACTGCTCTCACTCTAACATATCTAGATGCATTAGGAAAGGATCCTGTTGTTTCTAAATAATAGCTAGTTCCTGAAGAATTATAGTTAAAAGTTTGGTCTCCTATTACTCTAGATATATAATTTGAAGAAAGAGGGTCTAATGATAATCCAGACCATGTTTCTAATACTATAGGATTAGTTATAGATGTATCGTCTCCTCTTCTGATTAATAAATCAAATGTACCTGAGCTTGTATTTGGGTTTAGGATTTGCCATCTTAGATTATCTATAGAGCCACTAATTAATGATCCTGATGCTTCAGATCCACTGCTATTCATAATAGCACCCTTAGATAAAGTTTCTAATACAATAGTAGGTTGAGTAGTTAATTGAGCACCACCACTAATTGCTGTACTTGTAGCTGCGGTGTACGAACCACTTACTACTCTTGCTACTAATAATGATGTACCACCATTATTAAAGTAATTATAAGCAGCAATTGATGTAAAATAAGTATAAGCTTGGTTACCACTTACAAATGTAGTACCAAATTTATTTTGATAATCAGAATATGAAGTTACAAGAGTAGGTATTTCAACAGGACCTTTAACAGTAGGGCCTATAATCGCGGCTCCTACAGTTACAGGACCAGCAGTTATTTGTGATTGGTCGTTTTCTCTTGCTAAAACGCCTGGGGAAATTAAAGTCTCTGGCATGGGGTATGTGGGTTAAATTTTATTATACATATCAGAGAACTTATTAAAAGTCTAAATTTTAGTAAATTCTCCTGTTTCTATATTAACAGAACCTTTACCATACTTATCCTCAATAGCTTGGGCAAACTTTGTTTCTTCTAGTTTTAATTCGGCTAAATTTTGGTTTAATTCGGTTTTTTGATTATTTAATAGTTGAATTCTATATTCAATTTCCCCATATTGATTTATTAAAGCAGATCCTGCTTTTTGAATATTAGAGATTTGTTCTATTTCTTCAGCGGTTAAATAAATTTTTTCCATAAATTTTATTGTTTAAATATTTATTATACATATTATATATTTTATTAAAAATATTATTTTTGTTCATAATTATTGTTTAATTTTTGTTTTGCTTCTTCGTTTGTTAATAGTTTTCCTTCGGATGCTATTTTTTGAAATTCTTCCATACTTAATTGGATAACGGGAACTCCACTATCTTTGATTTGTTGTAGGAGTTGGGGTGTGGGTTTGAGGAACATAGTATTATGCTGGTAAATAAGCGGGAATAAGTACTATCCCACCATTAAGTTTTATTTCCATCCAATAATCAGGTGTGCCCAATGCATTATCATCTAGAGTACTCCCCCACAATCTGTTTACCTGATAACCACCATTTGGATTATATTCTGGTGGAGGATTACCATTTTGCACGGCATCAATTCGGAGATATTTACTACTTGCCGGGTCTGATGATAAATGTATCCAATCTGTTGGTACAGTCTGAATTCCAACATTAGCACCTGCTTCTGCTATTATTTTATCATTGACTTCAAATAATGCTCTTGGAGTTCCAGTTCCGATACCAACTCTGTTTGAACCTGTAATAAATAAAGTATTTGCTTGTGTAGGGGAGCCTACTCTTAATAATGAATCTGCTGAAGCGCCGCTTATATGAAGGTCTGCTGATGGTAAATTAGTTCCAATACCTACATTACCACTACTGCTAATAGTCATTCTTACTGAACCACTAGTTTCAAATTGTAAATTATTGGTATCGTTTGTACCAATCAGCATTGTACTACCTAATGTGTTACCATCGTTTAGGATTACTGCACTTGAACTATAAAATAATCTATTAGATGAATTTGTCCATAAGTGAGTTGAGCTTGGTGCGGTTGTTTGTACTGAATTATTAAAATCTATACCTTTGTAATTGAATAAAGTTCTACCTCTTAATGCTCCTAAACTAGTATAAGTCTCCGCAATGTAAGAAGCGCTACCATGTGTTATTCCACCATAATCACCATCTATTGTAATAATATTTGCACTTTGTGTAACACCCCCATAAAATATGGTTCTTCCATAAACATTAAACCCATCAATAGTGGTAGTTGCTGGTCCGGAAGGTGATACTGTATCAATTTTAACACCTCTTAAACTAGCACCCTGTCCACCATAAACCTCAATAACATTTCTACGAAGTGAATTAGATGTTCCATCACCAACAACAAATATATTGTTTATATCCGTTTTTGATTCATTGTAGTGACCAACAACCAACTGACCTGATGAGGATGCAACAGTTCCAATACCCATTGCAACTGTTGCAGTTCCTCTTGCCCACGAGCCCGAACCTGCTGCAAATGAAGCAGTACCGTCTGCATCGGTTTCTACACCTACACTAAAAGCAGCATACCCGCTTGCTGTTGTATTAAAACCAGCAGCGTGAGCTGCAAAGCCGGTAGCTAAAGTACCTACCCCTTCTACAAATGAACCTGTATTGGTTGCTATGTTATTTATACCAAAAGTAGCTGCTCCTGGAGCTGAAGCAGTCGGGTTTATACCTGATAGTATGGAATCTATCTGTAAACGAGCTGATAGAAGTTCGTTTGAGCTAGTTATATCTGTAAAGTAGGGTTTAAACTGCAATACGTTTGCATCGCTACCTGTAATTTGTGTTATAGTTACGTAGTTAGAGCCGCTCTCATAAGAATTCCCATCCGATATTAAAATCGATGAGAAAATTACTGAGTTTAGACTATTATCTATTATTGTGCTCATGTTAATACATATTAAAATTAACCTGTACTACTTATAAAGGCAGGTGACGGAGATGTTACCAATGGAATTGCTCCTTGTGAGGTTCTTCCTGTAAATTGACGAGTAGCAGTTAAAGTAATCCCTTTTATCTTGGTTTCTAGCCCATACCACCCTCTTCTAAAGTTAGCTCCATTAATCTGATTTCCATAATTGTTTATCTCCGACCAATGCCTCAATTGTAGGATTAAAGTAACATACTTTCCTTGAAAGGTATCCGGAATAGGAAATACCCCTGATTTATAACCTATAGAAGTATCTGCTACAGATCCTGTGAAGAAGGGTGCTATGATTCTGACAGTATCGTTACTACCTACCGCCTGTGCTCTGTAGAATGAATTTGTAGAAGCAGATATAATAAGATTCTGTGTTCCTCCAAAGTTATTATACGTACTATTACCGCTTGTTCCCCCTGTAGGTACATATTCATAACTTCCGGTCGCTATCACAATTCTGAAATCATGGTAACGATTATTACTACTGTATGTCAAATTTATAGCGGTATTAATCCTCCCCATCATCGTAAAACTAAGTAAGAAGGTATTTTCGCCTTGTAGTAATTGTACATAATGTTGGTTGACAGTCACCCATCCATTCCCAGCACTTAAAGCTGTTATCGCTGACCCTCCGTTATCTATTACGTTTGAGCCT